TGTAACTACACCATTAGAAGCAATAGCTATAGCATCTGCATCACTAGCAGAACCAATAGTACCACCATCTTTAATAATAAAGTCATCAGAAATAGTTAACAAACCAGCAGAGCTAAGTGACATTTTTTCGGAAGCTGCTTCTGATGCACCTGTCCTAAACGAAAGCTTAGTAGCATTATTAGATGCACTAAAATCACCTTCCGATACAGCAGCAATACCTGCAGCTACAAGTATAGCATCCGTACCTGCACCTTCATCTGGGGCTTGAAAGTTAATTACCCCAAGTTCATCATTGGCTGCTATATCAGTCTCACCTGTTTGCAAGGTAAGTACGATAGGTTTGTCATCTGCAGTAGCAGTATGCTTTAGTGCTAGTCCAGCATCATGCACATGAGTTAAAGTAACTTCTGAGTTTTCTCCAAAAGCTAATACAGCACCGTCTGATATTAAACTTACATCATCGCCAACAGTTAAGTCTGTTGCAACTTTAACTGTAGTGTCATCATCTAATGTAAGTACTGTGGTCCCATCATATTGTTTGAATATTAAATCGTCACTATCTACTTCTAGTTTAACTACTTGTGCGCCAACAGTACCATCCATATCTACAGTTAACTGAAGTGTACCTGCGTCTTTAAACTCAATATTACCTCCTGCAGCATCTAATACAATGTCAGCACCTGAAGTAATTGTTAAGTCTGTACCATCACCCTCAATTTTTTCTGATGCCCCACCAAATACAATACCTACATCATTAGGAATGTGTACGTCAGAAGTAGCAGTAAGATTAATTTTAGCACCAGAGGTAATTGTTAAATCTGTATTATCACCTTCAATCTTTTCTCCGCTACCAAAAGTAACACCTACGTTAGCAGGTATTACTACGTCTGCAACAGCAGTAAGATTAATGTTATTACCAGCAATAGTTAAGTCTGTTCCATCACCCTCAATCTTTTCACCGTCATTACCAAAAGTTAAACCAACATTAACGGGAAGGTTAACGTCATCAGCAGCCGCAAGGTCTATATCCCCGCCAGAGTCTAGTGTAACTGTAGTACCTGCAAGCTCTGCTGTACCATCTGCTGTAATTTGGATATTAGCAGCGGCTGCAGCATTATCAGTCGTTTCAATAGAAAGTGTGCCATTTGTTCCTACAGTAAATACAGCAGTATCATCAGAAGAACCTGTCATGGTAATAACTTTACCATCTACTCCTACATCATCTACTGTAAGAGAACCACCTGTAATCAAACCAGTAGTAGTAAGATCACCACCTATTACTACATCCCCATTAAATGTAGCTTTACCTGCTAATGCCATATCAATGTCTAACGCAGTGATAGCACTAGAATCATCTGTACCTTTAATCTTAAAGTTTTTATCAGCTACACTAACCGTAAGCTCTACATCAGAAGAGTTGTTTGCAATGTCAAGTATAGATGTACCATCGTCTTTAATCGTTACGTTAGCACCACCAGCATCAAGTATAATATCACCAGATGAGTCAAGTGTAATGTCAGTGCCATCGTTAGTAATTGTGTCTAGTGCAATGCTACCAATGTTGGTGATGTTTGCATCACTCATATCAAACGAACCAGTAACATCTAAGTTACCACCTACAGATAAATTACCCGATACATCAGTATTACCGTTAATATCTATAGTAGTGGCTGCAATTTGTACTTCTGTGTCTGCTACAATGTCAAGCTGACCGTCAGTGCTAGAATTAATATAAAGGCCAGTATCACGAAACTGAATCTTTTCTGTTGTCGCAATAAGTAAATCATCAGAAAACTCAAAGTAGTCCTCATCCTCCATCCACTTTAATACACCATCATTAGTTTCACCATCAAAGGTTATAACAATGTCTGTACCTGCAGTCCCACTACCAAAGGTAATAGCATGACCACCCAATGTACTAATAGGGCCACCTTCACCAGCAGTACCATCGTGTGTGTGTCCTGTACTTGCAGCAAAAGCAGCTAATAATTGATCAAACTCATCATTAGTGTGATCTGCCGTAATGGTATCACCATCTGTGTATGTTGATTGTCTTGTATATGTAGCACCCATCTAACGTCTTGCTCCTAATTGATATTCTAGCTGAAACCCTTTGAGAGAGTAAGGATTACTTTGTCCATCATCCTCTACCCTTAAAACAATAGAAAAACCTGAACCTTCTACTGACTGTCTGTTAAGAGGTTCTTGCCCTCCACCATAAGCAAACTGAGTTGTGCTAGATGTTGTACTATATAATGCAGTACCATATGATGCAGCTAAGTTAGTTGTATCAAAAGGATACACTGGAGGTCTTGCAGAATCTTTATTTTCATTATCATACCTAACAAATAAATCTGTGTCAACAGTTCCTTCAGGTTTATAGTTAATAATAACTTTTTGCATGTGTTTTCGTATGCCGGGATCACCAAAAGCCATATCAGGACTACGATACTTACCTGCTATAACTGTACCATCAAAAGTATTACCTGTTTCTTGTCTTTGCACAAAGCCATCTACATCGCCATGTAATACAACTACGTCACCTTCTTCAACATTAGAAGATGTACAAGTAACTTTTAAACCTTTTAATTCAGAAAACTCAAACGCTTCTTTTTTAAGAACGCAAATAGCACCTTTAGAAAGGGGGGCCGCTTGCCCATCTTTAGTAAAGAATATTCTGTATTGTGTTTTATCAGGTATAACTACGCTGTCAAAAGAACCTGCATCTTTAATGTTTTCATCAAAAATAGGTTGAATGTTTTTACTAATAGTACCAAGTTCTGTATCACCAATACGTGCAGTCGCAGCAACAGTACGTAACCCATCTGGCCCAAGAAAGATTAAGTCACCTGCAAATTCCTGTACGGTAAAGCTGTTAATGCAACCAATGTTTCTTGTAACGGCAGTAATAGAAAAATCTGCTTGACTACTTCCTGTTAATTTAAAAATTCTGTTTTCACAAAAAATAAACAAGCTATCACGAAAAACCTTTAGTGCAACTACAGTATCATCAACACTAATACTACCTGCACCAAGGGCTACAGAAAAGTTATCTTCATCAAAAGGTAAACTAAAAACAATTTCTTGTGGTGTATTAGGCATCCCTGCATAAAACATATGTTCCTTGAAAGCAGTAACAAGTTTAGCACCTGTTACAGTAGGAGGGAATAAATCAGAGACAGCAGCACCAATAGTATGATCTGCTGCAGTACTCCCACTAGCAGCCCTAGTTACCCCTGTAAAAGTAGTTGCACTAAGTCCCGTATATGTAAATATCTCACTATTAATTAATATAGACTCAGTACCAGAACTAGGATTAATAAATCCTGCAGTACTGCTTACCGTAATAGTACCTGACCCTGACATGGTTGTAGTAGAAGCAATATCTGCACCTAATGATGTATCCTCACCTGAAGCAGCATTAGGAGAGGAAACGGCTGTACTACTTATATCTGCAGAACTAATAACAACAGGATCATTAACTCCGTCTACGCATATAAGTTTTTCAGTGCCGTTAAAGTTAAATCTCTCAAAATGGTACTTACCTGCATTAGTCCTACCTGTAACTCTTTGAGTCCAACTTTCTGAAATAACTACACCTTTTAAATGTGCAGCAGCAGTAGTACTAGAAGTGGCTCTAGTAACACCAGTAAAACTACTAGCAGTAACTCCTGTATATGTAAATATTTCTGAGGCTATTTGAAGAGTACCACTAGAAGAAAAACCTGTAGTGCTTTTTACACTAATTGTACCTGCACCTGACATGCTGGTATTTGCTGCAATACGAATTGATAAAGTAGTAGAAGCAGAGGTATATATTCTTTCACCCCTAGCTGCCACAACTTTATCTGCAAACAAAGTAACCATTAAAGGCTGTTCAGCAGTGCTGTTTGTAAAAGGTACAACTTGATTTACATACTTAGAATAGCCATTAATTCTTCTGTAGCCACCTGAAATATCAGGCTCAAAGTTAAGTAATTCTATTGCTTCACCCGGTTGCATTAAAAAGCTAGAGCGACTTAAAACTAAGCCGCCTTCACAGTTAAATGCTACTGGTTGTACTTG